TCTTTTAATCACGCTAGTAATTCTTCTGAAGTAGTAGCAGGGCAAACTAGGTACACTCTTCCTACCAGCACTAAATCTGTAGACTACAGCACTGCAAGAATTAAAAAAGACTCTGATCTAAATGTTGCAGGTAACAGTCTGTCTACTTTAAATTATAATGAATACATTGAAAAAGATTACGCAAATCAAGAAGATGATATTGGTGCTACTACTTTAAATGGATCACATTCTTCTTCTGTGACTACACTAACTCTTACCTCTACTACAGATTTTGATGCTACAGGAACTGTACATATTGGTGGAGAGCAAGTTACTTATACTGCTATCTCTGGCAATGATATTACAGGGTGTACACGTGGTGCTAATAGCACTACTGCCGCCATACATTCAAGTGGTGTTGCTGTTACACAGTTTGAAGACGGTGGCGTACCTAAAAATATTGTGCGTACCCCAGATAATAATTATCTTTTATTTCCTTATCCTGATAAACAATACACACTTTTATTTGATTTCTACACTTTTCCTAGTGATCTTTCTGCACATGGAGACACTACTACAGTCCCAGACAGATTTGCTCCTGTAATTGTAGATGGTGCTACGGCATTTGTTTATCAGTACCGTGGTGAGTTACAACAATATCAATTGAACTTTGGTAGGTTTGAGCAGGGCATTAAAAATATGCAGAGTTTACTTATTAATAAATACGAGTACATTCGTTCAACTGTTGTTGCAAGGCCAAGAGGCTCCTCTAACTTTATGTCTGGTGTTATTTAATGCCTGATAGCTCACAAACACAACCCAATGCATTTAACTGTGAAGGTGGTTTAGTTTTAAACCGTTCTAACTTTGTTATGCAGCCGGGAGAAGCACTAGAACTAGAGAACTTTGAGCCTGATATTCAAGGTGGTTACAGGCGTATAAATGGATTCCGTAAGTTTGTTAATCAAGTAATTCCTTTTACAGCTTCTAGTTCTGAGACTACTTTATTAGTAGCTAATTTTGCAAACAAAGTAGTAGCAGCCAGAGGTGAAAAGATATTCTCTGCAACCTCTGCTGAGTTAGCTCTTTCTATTGCTTCAGGTACAGGCATGACAGGCTCTGGTACTGTTAGTGTAGGTTCTACTACAGGGTTTTCTTCTAGTGGTACGTTACAGATTAACTCAGAGTTATTTACTTATACAGGTATTAATTCTACTACGTTTACTGGTGTAACTAGGGCTACCTCTAGTACTACTGCAGCAGCACATTCTAAGGCAGATGTAGTATCAGAGAGTTGGACAGTAAGAGATACAGGCAGAACTAACGCTGCTAAGTACCACTTTGAACGCTTTAACTTTGATGGTAATGAGAAGATTATTTGTGTAGATCAAACTAATGCCCCTGTAGTATTTAATTCAGCTATGGCTGCTACAGATGTTAGTGAGAGTAGCGTAGCAGGTGCTACTGTTGTAGCTGCATACAGAAATCATATGTTCTATGCTGGTAAGTCTACCATACCACAAGAGATAATTTTCAGTGAGCCTTTTAATGAAGATGGTTTTAGTAGTGGTGGTGGTGCTGGTAGCATTAAAGTTGATGATACAGTAGTTGCACTAAAAGTCTTTCGTGACAGTTTGTTTATCTTTTGTGAGAATAGAATATTTAAACTTACAGGATCAACACTTAGTGACTTTGCAGTACAGCCAGTAACAAGAAACATTGGTTGTATTAATAGCTTTACCGTACAAGAATTTGCAGGTGACTTGATCTTCCTTGGTCCTGACGGACTACGTACTGTTGCTGCGACTGCACGTATTGGTGACACAGAACTTGGTACAATTAGTAAAAACATTCAGTCTTTGTTTGATGAGAACATTAAAGATGCAGCAGCATTTGACAGTGTAGTCATACCAGACAAAACGCAATACAGGATTTTCTTTAATAAGGACGGTCAATCAGCAAGGCTATCTAAGGGTGCTATTTGTGTACTAAAGAAAGAGGCGTTTGAGTTCTCTGAGACACTTGGCATACAGACTGCTTGTACTGATACACACGTAGAAACAGGTGATGTAATTGTACTGCATGGTGATACTCTAGGATTTATACAACGACAGGAAGTTGGCAATACTTTTGATGGTGTAACTATCTCAGGTAAGTATAGAAGCCCTGACATGAGCTTTGGTGATAATGGTATTCGTAAGCACATGCAACGGGTTATTATTAACTACAAACCAGAAGGCACTATTGATGCTGACTTGATTGTACGTTATGACAATGAAGATAAAGACTCAGCTAGACCTGCAGTATATCCGTTTGACACTACATCATTAGCTGCTACATACGGTGATGCTGTTTATAGTACTGCTGCTAGTGCATCACAATTTGTTTACGGTGGTCCTTCACAACCACTTGTACGACAGCCAGTAGAAGGTTCAGGATTTTCTGTAGCACTAAGGGTAGAAGATGGTGGTACAACTAATCCGTACTCCCTCAAAGGGTTTCAGTTAGAATATCAATTAGGAGCAAGACGTTAGATGGGTGCTACATACACAAGACAGTCAACGTATAATGATGGGGATACCATTACAGCAGATCATACTAATGATGAGTTTGATCAGCTTTTAGCAGCCTTTGCAGCAAGTACAGGTCACACACATGACGGTACTGCAGGTGAAGGTGGGCCAATCACTAAGCTGGCTACTACCTCTATTACTATTGGTGACGGTACTTCAGGTACAGACATATCAGTAAACTTTGATGGTGAAAGTAATGATGGTCTTTTTAAGTGGATGGAGGATGAGGATTACTTTGAGTTTTCTGATGATCTACTTATTGCGTCAACAGAGAAGATTCAGTTTCGTGATACTGCTATCTATCTTAACTCTAGTACTGACGGTCAGCTTGACATTGTAGCAGACACAGAGATACAGATTGCAGCAACTACTATTGACATAAATGGTAATGTTGATATATCTGGTACATTAACTGTTGCAGGTGCTTTGGACTTTGGTGATGCTGCACTTTCTAATGTTGGTGCATTACAACTAGACAGTATTGCAGGTGATGCTGATACAAATACAAGTATTACTTTTAGTGGTTCTGATGTTATTACAGTTGCAACAGGTGGAACTACTGCCTTTACTGTAAATGCTTCTCAATTAGTTACTGCTAGTGGTGGTGTTACTTCTACAGCGGCAGCTAACACTTTAGGTGCTACATCCTTTAATGATGCTAATATTACTAACGTAGGTAACATTGCATTAGACAGCATTACAGCAGATGGAAGCACTATTACTATAACAGGTAATACTACCTTTGCAGATGGGGCATTTAATTTTGATGTAGCATCCCATGACGGTTCAAATGGACTTAAACTTGGAGGTACGTTAGTTACTTCAACTGCAGCAGAACTTAATATCCTAGATGGTGTTACATCTACTGCAGCAGAGTTAAACATTCTTGATGTAAGTAACAGTACAATAGGTGATTTAACAGAGATAAGTACTGCAGCTAATGATGATGTAATCATAGCCCTTGATACTTCAGGTGGTGGAATTAAAAAAATTACTAGGAGTACCTTTCTTGCTGGCTCTGGTTCAAGCTCAGATATAGCTAATGTTGTAGAAGATACCAGCCCACAGTTAGGTGGCAACCTAGACCTTAACGGGGCTGACATTGTTACAACTTCTAATGCTTCACTAGACCTAGCACCTAACGGTACAGGTACGGTAGTTGTACGGGGTAACACTAACTCAGGTGCTATTACCTATAACTGTGAGAGCAACAGCCACGGTCAGAAAATTCAAGCACAACCTCACTCAGCAAGTGCTACAAACACTATGTTATTACCAGAAGGTGCTAACTCAACCTTAGTATCACGTGTGTCTGTAGATACACTAACAAACAAAACACTAACTACACCCGTACTCACTACCCCTATAGCAAATGCAGGGGTGCAGCTAAAGAACGGTTCTACATCAGCAGGGTTCCTTGAGTTCTTTGAAGATTCAGACAATGGATCAAACAAAGTAACTTTAATTGGCCCTGCCTCAACTGCAGATATTACCTTGACATTGCCAGCTACTGCTGGTACGATTGCAACGACATTAACTGCAGCAGATGAGGCCACAGCTTTAGCTATTGCCCTTGGATAAGGAATAAATAAATGGCAAATACCTTTAAGACAATTTCACACGATGTAATGCCAGCTAGTTCTGGTACACCTGAAGCACTCTACACTGTACAGTCAGGTAGTACAATTATTGTACTTGGGTTGACCCTTGCCAATGTTCACACTGCACAGGTTACTGCAACGGCACAGCTAGTTAGTACAACTACTCAGACTAGCCAAACCCAGAACACAACAGCCAACTTAGTTAAAGATGCAGCAATCCCAGTAGGGTCATCCCTCAGTGTGATTGACGGTAAGCTAGTACTAAATGTTGGAGATATAATTAAGATTGATTGTTCAGTTGCAGATAAAGTCTCAGTCCTAATGAGTTATATGGAGATCACCTAATGGCAGGTTATATTGGTTCTAAGGCAGTAATCACTTCAGGTGTTAGTGCTTCTATTGACGAGCTTAACATCATTGATGGGGTTACAGCTACAACTGCTGAACTCAATATACTTGACGGTGTAACTTCAACTGCGGCTGAGTTAAACATCTTAGACGGTGTAACTGCTGTAGTAGGTGAACTTAATGCTTTGGATATTGGCTCTACTGCAGTAGGTACAGCCGTTGCATCTAAAGCTGTTATATTGGATTCCAACAAAGACTATACAGGGCTACGTAACATTACTCTTACAGGAGAGTTAGATGCAGGTTCATTAGATATTTCTGGTAATGCAGATATTGATGGAACTCTTGAAACAGATGCACTTTCTATTGCTGGCGTTGCTGTAACAACAACTGCAGCAGAGTTAAACCTTATTGACGGGGGTACAGCTAGAGGTACTACTGCTATTGTAGATGCAGATGGTGTACTTGTTAATGATGCTGGTACAATGCGTATGACCACTATGGCTACCTTAGCTACCTACATGGGTACTAAAGGTCTTGGCCCTGCATATACTAGATCAGCTACTGCGCCTAGCTCTCCTAATGCTGGTGATTGGTGGTTTCATACAGCAGGTGATGTTTTATACATTTATGATGGTACTTTAGGCTGGATTGGAGATAAGGATCGTGCCTTTGGTACAGGTCATTTTATGGTACCGGGAAGTTTTTCTGTTTTATTTAATGGTGGTATAACTAGAGTACCGTTTGAAGGTGCTGGTTTAGGTACTACTGAAACCGGCTATGCAACGGTAATAAACACCGCCCACGCTGAAGGGTCTTT